TCCAGATGTCAATAGGTTTCTCCTTGACATCAACATCATCCATGTACTTTTTATATTCAGGATACATGAGATGCTCACGATTTGCCCATCGTTCAATAAGATCCATGGACTCTTTAAGACGCATTGCATCCTCTCTACCATGCATCTTAAACACATCGATACCATTATCTAAGAACCACTCCCAATCCTTCCTCCAGGGCGGTAGATTGGCACTCTTGAGTTCACTTGCAGCATCATATGCATCCCATCGTGAACATGAAACACGACTGATCTCACTGTTGAAGTATTTTGGTTCTGTATCTTTGCGTGTGCTGTTGTACTGATAGTGCTCAGGCATAATAGGACAACCACCCCAGCAATGTTCATTAGCAAGTAATGACAACTCGATAGGATTACCTTTGTCTGCACAATATTCTTTTGCTTTGAGTATCATCTCAAAGGCATTTTGATCGCGCATGATGTCACGATCTAAATTGATATAATGAAACCCAGCACTAGCAAGAGAGACAATCTCATTAGGTTTGACTACCTCACGAAGGATTGTATTCTTGATCTTTAGTTCAGGATATTCACGTTGAATCTGACCAGTGCTAACCCATGATGTATGTGGGATAGTTGCACATCTAACGCCATTATCATACAAGAACTTAAAGTTTTTGATGAATGTATCTAGATTCTTTTGATCTGGTCGCACCCAAATGTTATTGAACGTAGCAGACAATGGAATCATTGTCTTCTCTGAAATATACAGAGCATTTGCTACAGCATCCTGTGCTGATTGAGTGCTGACAAATACATCACCCATCGCATCCTGTTCAAACGGAGGCATACGAGAGGTGAAATATAAGTCGTAGATTAGATTATTATGCCTAAGAAGAAACGGGATAAATGTTTCTTCTACAAAATCTACATCAAGTTTTGGGTTTATCGGCAGACTGAATAAGTCTGTCTGTGATGTTATTTGTGGCATAATCAGTTAATACTCCAGCGGTGTCAAACATTTGGGGTGGTTTACCATCAAGCATACGATCGACTCGCTGCTCTGCTGCGTCCTTAATACCACCGATAGATCTATTCATTGCAGTAGAATATGTCAGAGCAAGGTCAGCAACTGCTGCCTGATCTTCAGGACTCATCATCAACATACTGTCGAGATTACCTGATTGAATTCTACCAGTAGTTAGCAGATCAATAGCAGATTGTTTTGCCATACGAGCAATCCAATACTTATGCTCTTCTGCTTCTAATACGTTTTTGTCAGAGATAGTTTGCTTCAGTTTCTCTGTGCTGTTGACATCAACATCTTCACGCTCTTTGATGATATTCATCAATCCAGAGATCTCGTGCTTACCTTGGCGAATCTTATTCAACCAAATTTGTTTGTCACAGTACAACAGATCAAGTTCAAATCCTTTGTCTTTCTTTTCAAAAGGATCTGTCTCTTGTTCCATCTCGTGCTTCACACGTTCAATGTCATTGAGACATCGTTTGTATGAAATAGTGGTCTTTTGTAGACCATTCAAACGACTCTGAATCTCCATCATTGCTTGGCGCAATTGTCTATATGGAGTTACCTGTGAGTTAACAACAAAGTATCTATTTTGATATTCAGACTGCTCAAAGAATTGAGAGTCTGTCCAGTTAATAAGATCTTTGTCAAAGTCATCCAAGTTCCAAGGATCAACTCCTTCAAGATCTTTAATTACACTATCTACAGTGTAAAATTCTTCAGAATTGGATACCTCGGGGGACTGGTTGGGTTCTTTCAACGAATCCTGCTTCATTCTTACTGCACCTTCCATATGCTAAACATTGTTCAAGGGTCATTTCTTGACCGAAGTAGTCTTCAAGGAATACATTTACATCTTGGACATTACTACATGCTTTGCACTTAGCAATGATATTTTGTTCCTCAACTGCAAGATCATAGACTTTTGATTTCCATTCATCTTGCTTCTCTACCACTTTACTCGCAAATGCCTCAGTTGTCAAACCTCTGATCTCTGCCAATCTATGAATTAGTTTGGTTTCGATACTTGCATCTGCAAGATATGCCTTCGATTCAGCAAGTTGGTCTGCCCATGTTGCTTCCTCTAGGTAAGAATATTTAGTACGCAACGAAGTATATCTTTTTTCAAAAATCTCTTGCACTTTTAGTGCTATTACTGCTTCCATGAACGGATTAACGTACTTAGAATATACGTCAGGAACTTCTACCTTTTCTTTGAACGATGTGCCGTCTTCACCTTCACTGTATGAAGAACGTTCCTTTCTATATTCACCCCAATATCTGTAACCAAAATCTGCTGTCTTATAGTCAAATCTCAGATAGGTGATGGATTGTGGAATATAATCGAAGTATTCATCATCCAAGATGACAAACTCCAGTCCATTCCAACTGCCGAGCATTGTTCCCCAGTCTCCAACTTTAGGGAATTTCTCTAAATCGATAACAATAACGTCTCTAGTTTCCATCAGAAGTTCGGGATATTTGTACCATAATCATAAGTTGCCAGTGCAGATGTTGCTGACGAGCAAGATGAGCAGTGTGCAGAACTCATACCTGAGTGACCTTTAGGTTCAGCAGTTGCACCGAGGTTTGTTACACCATCAGTTGCATAGTTGACTTTGAAGGTGTTATTGTTCTGAGCACCATTATAGTTACCTAAGCAGTAACCTTTTCTGGTTCCCATTTGGAAGTTTTCCTCACCCATTCTACCAAAGTCAATGTTACTGAGGTTGACACCTGTGACATCATCAATCTTAGAATTATTATTCTGGTTGTTGTTACCTCTACCACAGTAGAAGTGACCAATCATAGATGATAAGATTTTCTTCCAACCATCACCACCAGGTGCAGTTGCCCATGTTACCCAAGATTCAGTTTTCCACTCAAAACCTTGTCTAGTATTACCTCTCTTATACCATCCTCTAAGTCTACCATGACCACCCCATGTAGGGTCTTCTCCACTATCACCACAGTTTGGTGGGAAGTTTGAAGTTGACATCACCTCATTTGTGATGTTAAATCTATCTGTTCTAGCATTACTTCCACCATAAAGATAAGAGTAACCACCAGCAAATACATGGTCTTGGAATGAACCCATTGATGCACGGTTCACTGTCATGTCCCATGCATTCTGGTGTGCAATACCAGATTCCGTTGCCATATTAAATCCAGAAGTGTAGTTAGATGCACCTCTAAATGTGTTCTCCATAGAGTGGAAGAAATGATTGATATCATTCCATGAACCAGACATATATGCACCAGATCTATCTAATTGATCACCGAGATCAGTTGATGTATCTGTAGCATGAACAGTTCTATTTACGTTTCTCCAAGGAGATGAGGATCTATATCCTCCACCAACATAACCATGTGTCCAGATTCTAGCATAAGACCAACCACTAGGGTTGCCACCATCGAAGGACCAATATGTTTCAGTACCATCAGATTTAAGGACAGCACTTACAGAGTAATCTGTGCTATATCTATCAGCAGATTGAGCAGGAACACCACCAGCACCAGCAATCGGTCCCCATTGAACAGCACCAGCATCTTCGCTGTATGAATAACCTTCAAACGTTCGGTCTGTAGAGTTATATCTAAACGTACCTTCAACAGGTGTAGTTGGTCGCTCTGCTGTTGTTCCAACTGGAACAATCATACCGTCAGTTGCAGCAATATCTAGAGATGCTCTAGGTGTGGTAGTGTTAATACCAATTTCATTGTTTGCACTATCAATGTACAGAGTACCATTATCAAACTTAAATCCACCACCAGATTCTAATTGAATCTCGGGGGATCCTACTCCTCCTGTGAGGGATACTATTTTGTCAACATTAATTTGAGACATTCTGATCCTGGTTCCTTCGTATTATTTATCAGATATCGTATGTATCTTTGTAGTAGTTATAGATCTCAGTTCTTTCTGCCAACGTAATGTGTCGTCCATAGTATAAAACAGGACCAAACACACCAGCATTCTGAGATGAAGAATGAGGATCTATATTACCACTACCCCATGCACCAACGTGATGGAATCCTCTGTTAAATCTAGAAGCATCACTATTGATTGTTGCTCTAGCAGTTGCTTCATCTTTGAAGAAACATTGATAAGCAGGAGAATATTGACCAGAGGTTGTGTTAGAAAGCAACCAAGTATACATATTTACCTTTGTGTTCCAATCATCAAACTGATCAATATCGTATCCAGAATCTTGGAAACCAGAACCATTATTATCATACATGCCTAGGTTTCTAGTGCCGTCTTGCACAATAATTTGGTGGTCAGCATTACGAGAACG